ATGGTGTTATTCCAGAGTACGCTCGTCTTATTGGCACAGTAGAAAACCCTCTTAGCTTAGACCCTTTCGAACCGGGCCGTGTATATAGATCGATTACTGGGTTGCCCGGGAAACGCGGTGAAGAATACAACCCTTTCAAAGAAGGTGCTCGTTTGATTACTGGATTTACCCCTATGACGGTAGATCTTAAAAATGATTTTGCATTTAAGGGTCTTGAGTATGGTCCTAGAAGAACAGACGCAAAACAGTCCGCCTCAAAGGTAATGAAGAGAGCAGACGCTTCGATGGAAGACATGACTAAAGCATGGTCCAAATATCTGGACAATCTGTACAGAGAGCAATCTCAGTTATACGCAGACATTCAATCTGCCAGAGAGCTTGGGCTATCTGATTCAGAGATAAGAAAGAATTTAATAAACAAAGCAAACCTTAGTCGTAAAGAAGTTGGAGCGATTATGGATGGTAGGTTTTATCCAACAACAGCTAGTCGAGAACTAGCCAAAGACATTAACGCGATGAGAAACGCAGAAGGTCGTACTGCTGTAGAGAACAGAGTTTCTTTTGAGGACTTTAACCGTATGTCTTCAGAAAGGATGAACGAGCCTCTTGCCAGATCTAATCCATCTGAAGAAAGACCAGTGGCTCCTTTGCCCTCGTCCTTGCCTCCGGGGTTTAATCTTGACCCTGTTCAGGCACCTGCACCTGCTCCGTCCGCACTGCCTCAAGGGTTTACTTTAGATCCTTTGAGTTCTCTCCCCGCACCACAACTTCCACAGCCAACGCAAACAGCGTCGTCCAAGGTTAGTCCGATTGTTTTAGGAAATGACCCGGCTACACAAGCGTTGGCGCAGCAGCTAGGTAGAACCTAGCCAACCTCACCCCAGTTATCGCCAAGTTCATCGTCTACTTTAGAGGGGACTTTCAAGACATCCGACAACCCATTTTCCATTATGTGCTTGATGTTGTGAGCTTGGTCGTCACCCTCTACTGAGAAGCATAACTCATCATGCACCGTAAGCAAAGGAATAAGTCCCTCTTTATAGCAATCAGCCATAGCTTTTTTGGTTTGGTCGGCTGCTGAACCCTGAATCAGTTTGTTCAATGCCTTGTAAGTAAACGCCCTTTTGAGGTTGTTTATGTTGCCATACTCCTTCTTAGCTTCTTCCAAACGCATTGGCTTATTGTACCCAAACGTCTTCGGCTCCCACAAATGAAACCTGCACTTGCGTCCAAGCAACGTGCGTATCTGACCTTGGTCCTCGGCTCTCTGGCTAGCGATACTGGCTAGCTGCTTAACAAACGGAACGTTTGTCCTGTGCTGCTCGATCAGGTTCTTGGCCTCTTCTGTCGATATATCCAACTGCGCTGCTAGCTTGCCCACGCCCATACCGTACATAATCCCAAGGTTTACAGTCTTGGCTTCCTTACGTTTGATGTTTGCCAGATCCGCTACCATCTGGTGTAGATCCACATCTCCCTTGTGGTATTCTTCTACGATGGTATCGACCACCGGGTGACGCATACTGTCTGGCATGCTTGCTGCAAAGTGTACCAATAACCTTGGCTCTTGGCTCGAGTAGTCAAACGACCCCCATTTCTGTCCCTCTTCAGGGATAAACAAGCCACGAATCATCTTCTTGATGTCTGGGTCCCGAGCAGGAATCTGCTGTAAGTTTGGGTTGGATGACGAGAATCGCCCGGTCACCGTCCCACCGTCATCGGATCGAAGCTGATGAAATTCTGTGTGTATCCGTCCGTTCTTCTCATGCCGTAAGATCGAGTCGATAAACGTGCTGTCTGCCTTGTCAAACTCGCGCAGCTTCACAATCATCTGACATACTTCGTGCGGATGGTTGTTTAGATACTGCTTGGTAAACGATGGTGCCCCGGCCTCCGTGGTCGGGTATTCTAGATTCAAAGCCTCGAAGACTTGTAGCACAGATGCCCCGGCCCACGGCTCGATCTCCACGCCTGTCTTGCGCTTGATCTCTTTCTTTAGTTCTTTGACCTTGGCCCTTAGTTCCCCTCGAACAATGTCTGCTTTATCTAGATCGACACGCACACCTCGTTCTCTCATGTCTACCATCAACGGAATTAAACTTGTTTCTAACTCGAAAATGTGGTTCAGGTCCTGTGACGATATCTCGATGCCAAGCCTCTCCCAGAGTTTGAGCGTCATGACAGCGTCTTGCTCTGCGTAAGCACCGACAAACTTTGGAGGCAGCTTCCACATGTCTGCTTTGGGGTCGATGCCCCAATCTTTGGCTGCTGCGCGGAGCATCCTCTCGTCCTTTCGCATGTCAATGTAGTCACGCCCTAGGTTGTTTAGGCTGTAGGAGAACCTGTTCTCGTCCACCAGTGGGGCTGCAATCATCGTATCGATAATCCTACCCTCTACCTTTACCCCCTCTGCACGGAGCCATCCTGCGTCGTAGGTTGCATTGTGCATAACCTTATCAATGTGTGGAGTAGCCATTTGTTTCTTGAGCCACTTCATTGTCATCTTGGGATCTAAGTTGTGACCGTTCTGGTGACGGATTGGAAAGTACCCCTGATAATCCCCGGCTGCTACAGCAATACCTACGATGTTGCCGTCGCCTCGTGCCCATCCCGGGCCAAGGGTCTGGATGTTTGGATCCCGAGTCTCGAGATCTACAGCTATTGTCTTGTGCTGCGTTAGATCAGGAAACTCTGTGGGGATGTTCCAATCAGGATCCAGTGACTCCCCGAGCTCCATCCTTGCCAGTAGATCAACCGTCTTCTTATCTTTTCTGTCTCTTGCCATTAAAAATATCTAGCCTTTTCTTGATATCTGCCTCGTTATCACAGCACTCTGCTCCGAGTGCCGCATACCCGGCTATGTCTGTCCAACTATCCTCGCTATCGAGCGAGTTCAAAAGTCTGGCAGTCTTTAGCCAAATCATCATGAGGGCAACATGCCTTGTGGTAATGTAGCCATGGTGTTTGTGGGCTTCATTCACAATGATGTTCCAACCCTCGAGTATGCGAGTAAAGTTCTCGAATGAATCTCCATACTCTTCTGCTCTTGGTCCGCCAATTATTTCCTTGGCTTTATCTAATACTTCATCACGTTTCATCTTCTTGCTCCTTTGGATAAAAAACTAAGACAAAGCTACCGCACTCCGGGCAGCTTAAATTTGTTTCCATAACGTATTCTGAGTCGTCCTCACAATCGTGATCCCCACCCCAGATTAGTTCTGTCTTACAATGCCAACAGTTCATAACTTGTACCTATATCTGTTGTCTGTATCCACGAGACACAGACGGTTTTTAGTTCTCGTCAAGCCAACGTACATGGCTCGATGCTCATCGTCAGGATACTTACTGTCCACACATGCCTTGGTCGAACCCAAGAACACTGCACAGTTGTCATCCTCCCCTCCCTTCATTCCGTGAAAAGTAGAAAGCTTAATTCGTGGATCTCCTGTTATATCTTCCCCACGTCTTTCCAATGCTTGGATGTATCGCTTCTCACTGTCCCCGAACCTTGCCACATCCAAAGCGTCACGATCAATAGCTGCTGTCATGCCAAAGTCCTTGACAAGCCTATCGTAGGTCAGGAAACCTTCCGGGTCTGCTGCATCAAGCAGCCCTGCGGACCCACGCTTTACGACGGCCTTATCTCCTTGTTTCGGAACAAACTCATACAAGGATCTGATCGAAGGTAGCTCAACACCTTCCCCGGCCTGTAGTCGTCTCCATATCTGCGCTGCTTCTGCTGCTTTTTGATTCACGCTGCTCTTGCCCTTTACCGCAAACAAATGTCCCTCGAGCCATAGCTGCGATGCCCACTCTCGAACAAACGAATTGGTCCTAGCCATCAGGGTCCACGATCCTTGGCTTAGATCGAGATCGTATGGATTTAGTGCCCAGTCAATCCGTCCCTCGTTATCTGTTGGGTTGAAAATCTTTTCTCTTCGCGTCGATATACGCTTCACAACTTTCTGTGACAGATCGTGTACTAAGCTTGGCATTCGATAGCTCTGTGTAAGAACCCTGAAGTTATCTGATGCTCCCAGGAATCTCTTAACATCTACCCCTGTCCATCTGTGGATTGCCTGATCGTCATCCCCGGCAATCAATACACGCTTGGCATTCCTAGCAATCTCGAACACCATCTCCCATTGCAACGGTGTTAAATCCTGTGCCTCGTCAACAATAAACAGATCAAGGTGAGGCGGTTCTCCTATCTGTACATACTTTTCTATTAGATCTGCGAAATCAAATTTATTGGTGGCTGACTTATATGCCTGTAGCTCTGCCTCTACCTTCCGTAGTTGAAAGAAATGCAGAGAGTGGTTGGCTACTTCATTGAACTCTTTCTCGATACTAATCATGCGATATCGAGCTCTGTTCTCCATCTGAAGATACACGTCTCCACTGTCCAAGGCTGTAGGTATCAACATCCCATCGTCTGGACTCACGGCACTTGCACCTCGGAACTTTAAACCAAGTTCTCGAGAAAGAACGTCCCAGTCTTCCGGGCCAAGCATATCTTTGGTTGCAAGATTAAGTCCGTTAAATGCCCAAGAGTGCAGAGTCCTGAACCATGGAAGATCTTTTCGATCTACATTGAACTTAATACAGGCTCGAGACACGGCTTCTTGAATAGCTTTCCGTGTAAACGAAAC